ATAAAGAGATGAAGATTACCTTTAACGAGTACTGTAATTTCCATCCACCTACTTTCATAGCAGAATGAGTCAACTAGTCGTCAACCTACCAGCACAAAAGGTCTGGGTTCGTAAGGAATACCTTAGGGATCATGTTGACGGACATGGTGAATTTGTCGAGGGCGTCTGGGTAACTGCTAAAAGCATACCTGGACGTGCTTTTTATTTTGAGACATACCTACCAGAGTATGCTGCAATGTTCGACAAATTGCCCATCAGTGCCTTCCTGAGTCGCCCTGAGACGCCCGAACCCGACCTTGACCTAGCAAACCTCCAATTCTGGAATTGCATGGACTACGGGGTCCGCTGCATCGAGAAGCAGTTCATTGATTCTATGGACTTTACGATACAAACTCGTCATTTTGGATCGATGTCTGGTGAGTATTTGTTCACATTAGACAACTTCCATCCTGATATTGACATTACAAACACTAATGTCAGTGAAGATCCAGAAGAGCACAAGTCCCATAACTGCATTGAACTGGAAAACGGTCAATTTGCATTGTATCCAAACAATAGGACAAGGATCTTTGATCTATCCCTTACACCACAAGAACCAAAAGTACCAGATTTTAAAGTGTCTACTCAGTACTATCAAGTTGAGAGTGGTGTTCGATGGGGTAGATTAGGTGATACCAATGACTATTTTTGGAAAACACCCGAAGAACTGGGTGAATAAATATAAAAAAGTTCTATTCTATACTAATTTGGAGAAAAATGGCAAATCAACCTGTGCCGGATCAAAGTGAAAGTTTTAAAAAATCTGGAATGGTCCTAATTACAGACCCAAAATCAGATTATTATCTGAATAAATCAGCAGAACAGAAAAAAGACAAGAAAAAGTAGATATATAAAGTATAAAGACAAGTCAAATGGCAGGAATATCCAAAAAATTTGTTGATTTGAATCCTAATTTTAATATGCATCCTATTACTGGTGATTTGCCAGTAATTAAAAACGAAGATGCTATTAAACAAGCGATCAAACACATTGTATTAACTGCAAGGGGCGAAAGACCATTTCGTCCATTTTTTGGTGCTTCTGCCAATTCGGCACTATTTGAAAATTTTGATCCAACTATAACTGATGATTTAGTATTAAATATTGAAGATGCATTAAGTGCATATGAACCAAGAGTTGAAGTTATTGATGTTGATTTACTAGAAGATATTGATAATAATACTATAGAAATAACTGTAAATTATAACATTGTTGGAATACCTTTAAATCAACAATCCCTTAACCTCGTATTAGAAAGAGTATAATGGCATTTAATCAAGTTACAAATTTAGATTTTGAAGATGTCAAAAGCAGTTTGAAGGCATTTTTGCGTTCATCTGACACTTTTACTGATTATAATTTTGAGGGATCCGTTCTTTCTCAACTTCTTGATGTATTAGCATATAATACTTACTATTCAGCATTGAATGCAAACCTCGTTGCTAATGAGGTATTCTTCGATAGTGCTTCTATTAGAGAAAACGTTGTTTCTCTTGCGAAGTTAGTTGGATATACACCAAGATCAGCAAAGGCATCAGTAGCAAAAGTCACTCTTGATGTTATTGTCAATCCAAAGATTGGAGCATTAACATTAAACAAAGGAAATGCATTCATCGGATCTAATGGTGATGGATCATTTATGTTTAGTGTTTTAAATGATATCACTAGAGAAGCATATATTGATGCTAATGGTATTCGTAGAGTAACATTTAGTGAAATTGATATCTATCAAGGATCATTCTTAAATTTACAGTATGTTGTTGATACATCAACTAAACAGAAGTATATTGTTCCTAGTGCAGATGCTGATGTTGATTTATTGAATGTTACCATTACTGAGGTAGAGAAACCTTCAATTAGTCAACGATATACTAATGTTAAGAACATTACTGATATCGGATCTGATGATAGAGTTTATTTTGTTCAAGAGAATAAAAATGAGCAGTTTGAACTAATTTTTGGTGATGGAGTATTTGGTAGAAAGTTAGAAAACTTAGATAGCATTATTATTGAATATTTGGTTACTAGTAAGAGAGAAGGTAACCAATGTACTAATTTCACCTTTACTGGTCAATTAGAGTTTGGTGGTGCAATTTATTCAAAAACAAATCCAACAGTTACTGTAGTTAATGAATCTTCTGGTGGAGGTGATCCTGAAAATATCACTTCTATTAAGTACCTTGCTCCTAGATATTACTCAGCACAGAATAGAGCAGTTACTGTAAGAGATTATGAGACCCTAGTTACTCAAATTTCACCAAACCTTGAGTCATTATCAGTATTTGGCGGTGAGGAAGCAGATCCTCCACAATATGGTAAAGTTTTTATTGTTGCAAAACCATTTGGTGCAGAAACTCTTACTACTACTGCAAAACAATACCTGAAAAGAGAAATTAAAGAATATTCTATTCTTACTGTTATTCCAGAAGTTATTGATCCTTCATACTTATATCTTGACATTGACTCATATGTATACTATGACAATAACAAATCAAGAAAGAATTCACAACAAATTGAAAATGCAGTAAAGAACACTATTACAAATTTTGGTAATAGTAATGATCTTAATAGATTTAATGGTAAATTTAAATATAGTAAACTGATTAGTGATATTGATAATGCTGATAATGGTATCACATCTAATATTACTAGAATTCGTATTAGAAAGAATTTCCCAGTAATTTCTAACGTTTTTGCTTCATATGAAATTTGTTATGGTAATAGGATCTCAGAAAACACTGATGTAGTTTCTTCTGGATTTAAACTTACGGGACAAGATGCAAACTACGTATTCTACTTAGAAAAGATTACGAATACTAATACTATGGCAATTTTCCGTTATGAAGGAAGTGTTAAAAAATATTATAGTAAGAATGTTGGTAGTATTGACTATTCAAAAGGTGAAATAAATATTAATGCTATCAATATTAATTCAGTCATCGGTGATACAGATTATATTACAGTTTCAGTAATTCCAAAATCAAATGATATTATGGCATTGAGAGATTTATATCTTTCAATTGATCAAGCAGGAGTTAATGTTACTGTTATTTTAGATGCATTAACATCATCATCTAGAACATCAGGTGTCGGTCAAATTCCAGTATCTAGTTAAATATGTTTAACGATTTAAAAGTATCAAGTTCTGTTATTGGGCAAGTTCCTTCATATTTGCCAGCAGAATATCCAAATTTTGTTAATTTTTTAAAAGATTACTACAGGTTTTTAGAAACCAATGGTAATGCTTTAGATCTTCTTAATGGAATTCAAAAGTTAACTGATATTGACACTTATACTGGAGTTGATTATTCTGCAACTCTTACTGAAAGTATTGATAGCAATGATACTGAAATTATTGTCAGTCGTCATGTTGAATTTCCCAGATCTCAGGGTTTATTGAAAATTGATGATGAAGTTATCTTCTACAAGAAGAGAGTTTATGGTACTGATAGTCAAGATAATAAAATAACAACTTTTACTGGTTGTACTAGAGGATTTACTTATAACGATCTTTCATACGATGACGGATTTACTGTAAACAACGAAACTACACCTGCAGCACATTCTAACGGGAGTGTAGTATATAATCAGTCATATACGTATGTTTTATATTTTCTTGAAGAGTTAAGATCTAACTATTTGGTAGATTTTCCATCAAATATTCTAAATGATAATTTAGGATCTGTAAATATTGATCAAATCTTAAAAAAAGCAAAAGATTTTTATCTTTCTAAAGGAACTCCAAGTGGAATTGAGTTCTACTTCAAATTTTTGTTTCAGAAAAAACCAGAACTTCGTAATTATAAAGAAAATCTTCATGCTCCATCTGAAGCAACATATCAAAGTAAAACTATTGTAAGATTAGAAAGTTTAGACAATTATCTTATTCCTGATCTTGTTGGAAAGAGTATTACTCAACAAGGTTTAGTATTTCCAGTTCAAACTGTAACAAATGTATTCTCATTTGCCAGTCAAGTGTATGAATTTGAAATATCAAATGCTGAAGATCTTTTACCTACTCAATTTACGGTAATTACTGCAATTCCAGAAACTGTAGGAGAGGAAAGAAGATTATATGTTGATTCTACGTATGGTTTTCCATCTGAAGGATTTTTGCGTATTAATCAAGACGTAGTAGAATATACTGGTAAGACAAGTAATTATTTTGAGTGTAATTCTAGTTTAGATACTGTTACAGACAATTTTGCATCTACTGGAAATATTAATCTACTGTTAGGGGATACTGTATATGATCAGTCCACTTTATCCATTGTAAGTGATGATCCTGGATCTTCTTTTGTAGTTTATGTTGGTATTTCTGATGTTGTTATTGAAAATAATAATATTGGATATCAGCAAGGAGATTTAGGATTTGTTAGTAACGTTCTTATTGACTCTAATTTGATAGTCAGTGGATGGACTTTTAATGACACATTACCACTTGATTTAAATCAATCTTTAGTTGCAGGGGTCACTAAAGTTTATACCAATGATACTGATGTCTATATGGCAGTATCAAATGTTCCATATTATGGTCTAGGGAATACGTTTAATAGTACAAAACATATAATCAAAGAGAAAGATTTTTATGTAAGATTACCTAAAACATTTAATCAAAGTAATGAAGGAGAAAAGGAAGATATTGCCACAAACGCTCCTGTTGGAATTTTAAGAGATGGAACACCAATTTTAAGTTGGAGGGGACCAAAAACTTTAATCAGAGGAAAACTTGAGAGTGTAAGTATTATTGATGGTGGAAGTAATTTTAATGTTAATAACCCACCACAAATAGTATTAGATTCACCTGAAAAATTAAATGACGAACAGGTTAGTATTGGTGTTACTGCTGAAGTTTCATTAGGTATTAATGGTTCATTAAGTGAAGTTTATATTAAAGATACTGGAACAGGATATGACAAAGATACTGCTATTATTGTAACAAAATCTGTTAACAATGATCCCAATGTTCCTTTTAGAGATGCAGTTCTTTTTCCATTAGTTGTTGATGGAAAAATTTCTAAAGTTAGAATTATTGATCCTGGTACTGGGTATACCACACAACCTACTTTTAATATTATTACGAAAGTACCATCTACTACTCCAGGGTTTACTCCTGCTGATATTGAATTTTCTGTATTAGGATCAATTTATAAAGTAAATGTTGATGAACCAGGTTCTTTGTATACAGAGAAAGATCCTGAGTATAGGATTATAAAAGGAGTTGGTGCAAGCGGTACTCTTACAATTGAAAATGGCAAGATTACTCTTGTAGATCTTGTTAATGGTGGTCAATTTTACAACTCTCCTCCACAGGTAACTGTTATTGATAGTACTGGAGGTGGAGTAGGTGCTGAAATTGTTGCTGAAATTAATACGGCACAAGGAGCAGTATCAAATTTAATTATCACTAATCCTGGTCTGAATTACAATCAATTTAACACTTCAATTGTAATCAGTGAATCCGGTGGTGGTGAACTTCTTCAACCAAATATAGAACGTTGGACAATTCTTAATAACAGGGATACAAAATATAAAGATAATCCTGAAGATGCAACTGAGAAACAATTTTTCGACTCAAGCGATGGTTCATTCTTATTACCTGGTCCTACTATTGGAGGAAAGAAAGAAAAAACATTTACAATTTTAGGATCACCTAAAAAGTTAGAAATTGATGGTGTTATTCCCAACTTTACTAATACTAAAAGTGATGTTGAACCACACTCTCCAATTATTGGATGGGCATTAGATGGATCCCCAATTTATGGACCATACGGACGTTTAATTGCTACTGATGGCGGATCTGAAATTGTTAAAATAAATTCCAGTTATGTAAGATTTAACGAGAGTGATTCACAGTTAGTAAATTCTATTAGAGTAAGTAATGAAGTTCCAGGATTGTTAGTAGATTATCCTATGGGATCTTTTGAAGAGGATTATTACTTTGTCAATGATGTTCAAGGATTAGATTCTGAAAATGGTAGATTCTGTGTAACTCCAGAATTTCCAGACGGAGTTTATGCTTATTTTATGACTATAGATTACAATAACAAAAATCAAGGATTTCCATTCTTTATTGGACCTAAATTCAAAGGAAAAACTTTTAAAGAATTTAACGAACTAGAAATATCTAATATTGAAGGTATATCTGGTCTTAAGAGATATTTAACTCCAGAGGGAAATGCATATCATCGTCCAAGTGATACTGGTAATTTTGTTGTAGATTCTATTCCTGCATCTACAAATGCTACTCTTAACAGTGTTCAGGTCCTTGCATCAGGTAGTGGTTACAAAGTTGGTGATCTTTTAGAATTTGAAAATACTGGAACCGATGGTTTTGGTGCTGCTGGTTATATCAGTACTATTAAAGGTCAAAGTATTAATAGTGTATCTAAGGATACTTTTGACTACCTAGAGTATGATGATGAAAATCTTCCGTTCTCTTCAAATTCTAGTATTCAAAGTGCAGATGGTTTTAGTGCAGTTGTGCATGTTGTAGATCAAAAAAGAAAAACAATTTACTTAGATAATGTTATTAATGGACCACTTAAAAGAGGTACTGAAATTTATGATACTTCTTTGACTATTGATGCAGATGTCACCACAGAAACTGTTGGATTTAACCTTCTTACAGTTGCCCTAAACAGTTTACAATATACTGCACAGTTAGTTAATAGTGTAGATAGTGTTACTGGATATTTTGAACTTAATAGTTATAATCCAGGATCAGGATCAATTGCAAATTTTCCAGTTGGCACATATGTTCAGATTGGATCTGAGTTCTGTAAAATTGTTGCTAATTATCCTTCAGAAAATGCAATTCTTGTAGTTAGAGGTAAAAATGATACTAATCAAGAAGCTTATCCTGCTGGAACTACATTATCTGCTACGGTAGAAATTAACGTGTTTGATAGTTCTGCCTTTAAGGTGGGAGATATTATACAAATTAATACTGAAAAATTTGAAATTATTGATATTGATATATTTAAAGATGATGAAGTAGTCGGGACACAAATTATCAATGGTGGTAGTGGTCTTGTTGGAACTTACTACTGTTTCTTTGATGGTGTAATACAAGATCTTGCTGGAGCAGCAACAGACGTTGTTCAATTAGGTGCTAGTGGACAGATTAATGATCTAACATTTACTCCACAACAAAATATAATTTCAAATCCTAAAGTTGAAATTGGCACGTTGGCAAATTATAATGATAGTAATCAAGTTATTCTCCCTCTTAATATTTTAGCAACTACCTATAGACATAAGTTAATTTTAAAAAGAGCTGCTTTTGGATCAATTGGTATTACTCATAATACAAGACAGACAGTTAATAGATTGAGATTTATTAATGCTGTAGTAACTGAATACGATCAAAATAGAATTCTTGCAAAAATTAATAGTTCTAATAATTCATTAGTTCAAAATGATTTTGTTAAAATTAGTGCAGGACTAGGTAAAACAAAAAATTATCAAATTAAATATAATATTTTAACTAATCCAGAACAATTTGAAGTTAATATTGGATCTGGTCTTAGTGCTTCTACTAATGTATTAGATTTATATGAAAGATCAACGTATATATTTACTGTACTTAATCCAGATACTGCTCCTATTAATATTGAGTTCTATGGACCAAGTTATGATGAGGCAACACAAACGACTGTAATTGGTAGAAAGTATTTTGATGTTAATATCAATAAAACTATTAATAACCTTTCACATATTATACAGTTTACAATTACTCCAGATGATTCAGATCTGACAAAATATATTATGAGAGTCAGTAGTACTAATACTTCTGATTATAAAGATTATATCGTAAATACAATCTCAGAACCAATTAATGGTGAATATGTAGTTGTATCTTCAAGTAATACTGACTTTGAGGTCTATACTAAAGTAGATCCTCTTCCTGATAGTAGTTTTAATTATAATTCTACTCAAATTTCATATATTACGAGATCAACTACAGCATCAGGTGGTATTAATACTGCTACATTAACATCTGGTGGATTTAACTATACTACATCTCCTGCAATTTCTGGCGTTAACACAGTTTCTGGATCAGGTGCTATCTTAGAACCTATATCTAACACTATTGGTAGAATTGACTCTATTAAAGCATTATCTTCAGGATATGGTTATAGTCCAGACAGAACACAAAAACCATCTGTCATTTTCCCAAGAATTACAAAAATTAAAAATAATTTTATTGTAACTTCATTAAAAATTAATGATGCTGGTTCAAAATACCTATATGAACCAAGAGTTATACTGACTGGTGGCGGATTACCTAATAACAGCATTGATCATGCTATTGTTGAAGCAAGAATTAAAAATGGACAAGTTATTGAAACAGAATTAATTTATTCCGGTGTTAGTTATAACAGTGCTCCAACAATTGATGTTGAAAAATATTATTATGGCAAATTGTCTTCAACTGGTGAAATTTCTTTCAAATTTGCATTCTTCCAGTATATTTTCTCAAATGACATCTTTAAAGTTAGAGCATACTATGAAGAAGACGGTGTGGAGAAATTTGTTAATAGTAGTGTCAATTTCTATGCAAAAATTAACAGTACTACAATTAGTTGTAGATTAGCAGTTATTGAGAGTAATACTCCTGATGTCGATCCTATGACATATATTACATTGCCAGGTGGAGCAACAGTAACTAGGATTGAAGTTATTTCTTTAAGTGCAAAAGCATCAGTTAGTGCTAATGTATCTAAATCTCAATTCATCAATGGGGAAAAATTATTTCTTGGAAACAATACTACACAAGTAGGATTTGTTACTAGTAGTAAGGGTTGGCAAAAAGGCAGTTCTATCTTAAGAATTGAAAATTACAACTATCTGATTAAGAAAAATGAATTTGTTCGTGGTGCAGATTCTGGTGCTTTTGGTATCGTCGAAAGTGCTTTTGGTATTAGTGCAATAACTGAGGTTGCACCTGTCGTACAAACACCTAAGCAATTTTTAGACACTAAATCATTCTTAAGTTCTAGTTCATTGAGATTGCAAGATAGTTACAGATATCAAAAATTTGCATACGAAATTGGAACTCAAATTCCATTCATACAATGGAAAGAAGGATATCAAAAAGCAGCACATCCTACTGGTTACAATTTGTTTGCAAGAACTTCTATTGATAATGTTATTAGCACAAGAAATAAATTTGAAAAGATTTCTAAAATTGAAACTAATGTTAATGAACTTGTATCATTTCGTAAAAAATATAATTATCTTGTAACAAAAAATACTGACATAGATGAAGTATTAGTTAAGAATAGATTACTTACTGATGTAAAAATAATTGATAAATCTGTTGTTGGTGCTTTTAATGATATTTCAGACCAATTTAATGGTGTTGATACTGCATTTGAATTAAAAGTAGTAGATCCTAACAAACCAGAAAATTCAGATGGTAGTGATAATTTTATTACCGAGTATGATATTGATCAAATGGTTGTTATCCTTGATAATATCATCCAAACTTTTGGAACATCTTGGATTGTTACCGACGCTGATAAAACTATTAGATTTACTTCGAGCAGAGATTCTGGTGAATTAATGCCTAGTGAAACTATGCATTATAGACAATTTAATGATGATGCTATAGTTTATTCTATGACGGCAACCTCAACTGCTGCCACTGACACGTTTGCTCTTGTTCAAGAGGATTCTACTGTATTCCCAGCGGGTATCTTCACTTCTATTGACAAAGATAACTATATGTGCTTTGTTGATGGTGCTTTACAGGAAAATGTCAACTTCAGTATTTCTGCTGGTGGTGGATCACCTACGATTACCTTTGGTGAGGTTCTTCCTATTGGCACTGAAATTTCAGTAAGATATCTTTCTGGATTCTTGAAGAATGAATTTACCCTAGGAACTGTTGTTGCTGGTACTCCTATTGTTTTAACAAATACACCTACTGGAAGTACAGATGTTCATAGTTACTTTGTATTTGTTGATGGTGTTGTAATTACAACTTCTGATTATACTATTGACCCAGTTACCAATAATTTAATATTTAATTATGGATTTAATTATGACACTTTAATTATAATTATTGATCCTGATGGAGTTTCATTAGAAGAGCAATCGCAAGTTCTTATAGACACAAAATATGATTATAAAGTTAATGATGGACAACTTGTAATTCCTGCAGGTCTTGTTCTTAAACCTGAAGATTACTTTATCGAAATTGCAGGTATTGTACAAAGTCCATATATTGTATATGAAACTGTAACAAGTGGTCTTAGGAAAATTAATTTCTTTGAACCTCCCCAGAGATATGTTGGACCAGACAATACAGTTGGTAGACAATTTGTCGGTCTTCTATACCAGAGATCTGATGCAGATGGATCTTTAGGTACAACACCCAACTATCAATTTGATGATATTAGTAAGAATATTATTCACAGTAAGGAACCGATTGATAATTTTATTATTGGAGATTTTGTTATCAATTCAAATGAATTAGTCAATTCAAGAATTGTAGATAAAAACACTGTAAATACTAGAGTTATTATTGAAGTTGGTATTGCCGAACAGGATCTTGCAGTTGGAGGAACTATAGATATTGTTCTTAATTCATTAACTAATATTTTTGTAGGAGATAGAGTTAAGTATAAAAAATCATTTGAATTAACAAGTTCAGATAATGATGAACTTGAAATTTCTGCTATTAATCAGGGAACAAATACTGTTACTCTTACTAATATTAGTTCAAGTATTATAGTAGATTTGATAATGAATCAAGATAGTACTATTACATTCTTGCATCATACTCTAACTGTTCAAGATTTGTATGTTGATAGTTCAATTGCCAATAGAGATGATGCATTTCAATTTGGAGATACAGTCCTTTCTGGATTTATCAGTTCTGCTAAAGATCCTAATGTAGTCACAAATCTCGATGAAAGATTTGGACTTCCTCAAGCAGATACTACATTTAATGTAGTTGATGCAACAAATTTCTCTAATGGTGACTACATTTCACTTGATAATGTAGAAGTTGCAAAAATTACCAATATTTCATCAAATACGATTACTGTTGATAGAGCACAATTAAATACTCAAGAACCTTTATTCCATGGTGATGATATTGTTATAAGAAAAATAGTTCCATATAATTTAACAGTTCAATCATTCTCCAGAGGTTTTGATAGTGAAAAAACAGAGTTTATATTAAAAGAGAATGGCAATTCAATATTAATTACTGCAGATAAAGATATTTTTGTTATTGTTAATGGTATTCTTCAAAAGAGAGGATCTTCATACAATTTAGTTGAAGTTGGAACATCTTATTCTAAATTAGTGTTTAGTGAAGCACCTTCAGACGGAACTCCATTCAATTGCTTCTATGTGGGTGAGCAAATTTCTATTCAAAGTATTGGTAGTCAATTTAATGGTCTTGATACCGCATTTGATCTTCGTGATGTTAACGGTGAAATTTTTAGTTTGATTTCTAAAAATTCTGAGGTAGAAGGAGGAGCAGATATTTCTGCTAACTTAATTTTGTTTATTGATGGTGTTTATCAAATCCCATCAACTTCTACTGCATATCCAAAAACTTTATCTTCATTCAAACTGTTTGGTAGTTTGATTGATTTCTCATCTCCTCCAAAATTTGGATCTGACTTTGAAGGTTACATTTTTGTAGGATCTGCTGATGATTATAGAAGTATTGACGTTGATGCTACAGTTGAAAGAACTGATATACTAGATCAAACTAATGAATTTGCTACTAGAGATATTATTAATGTTTTAAGTTACAGACAATTAGCAACTACTAATACTACTGGTCAAGTTAATTCAAACTTACAATCTGGAATTAATTTAGGTGGATCAATTATTGATGTAGAAATTGTTAATCCAGGAACTAATTATGAGGTAGGTGTGGAGTTTGCTGTTGCTGGAGATGGTGTTCAGGGTAAAGTAAGAGTAACCTCTGTGAGTCCTGCAGGTAATGGTATTACTGGAGTTGAAATTATCTCCTCTGGACATAGTTATACACCGCAGTATGGATATGATGGGAATAATGTTCCTGTTTATACCACACCAACAATTAATACAAATACAGTGGGTACTGGTGCTGTATTGATACCAACGGTATCACTAAGAGGTAGAAACTTTAAGGATTATGGTTGGTGGTTATCAGATTTAGATAAAACTGCAAAAGTTAGAGAATCTTTAAGAATGAGAAGAACTTTGGCAAGTAAAATTACTGGAGCAGATCCTTCAGATCCAATTCCTTTTACTGCAGGTATATTCCCATTGACAGGTAGGACATTACATACACCTGCTATTCCTTTAATTAATGTTGATGAAATCTCTAATGATTTACCATCAACTCCAGATAATGACACAAATTTAATTACATTTACTATTCCAGCAAGTGCTAATTTTGGTGTCAGAAATATTAATGCGAGATATACATCTTTTCTTGCAAGAAATCCAGCAATTGCAAATGATAAAGATCAACTCCAAGGTGTTAAACTTGGTAGTGACTTACCATTTGATCAAATTATACAATTACCACCAAGTGCAAGTACTGAAACTTTTAACACAGTCGGTGACACAGTTTCAACTCTTGGTTCATATGCACCTGCAGGATCAAACATTGATTCATATGCTCCTGCTATAAGAGATCAGGAAGCAACTATTACATATGGTTCGGGTTATACAAACTCAGCAAAAGTAATCAAATGGGATGCAAGCACACAATTCCTCTATGTGAAATTAGATGATGTTAATACTCCTATAACTACTTCGGATAGTATTCGTTTAGAATCTAACCTAAATACTATAGGATCACTTGTAGCTGATAATCTCATTGGAGAATATCAGACATTGAGTATTGGTAATGCATTTTATTATAATTTCTAGTCCTATAAATAAAAAGAAAACTGTTTCCCCTCAGGCACGGATGTCGATATGACAGCAATTTTAACAGATAGATTTAGAGTAGTTCTTGCTGAAAATTTCAGAAGAAGAGTTTCTTTAGGTGAAGACCCTCAGTTTGTAGATTCTAATGGCAATCGAACTGTAGATCCGATTGGATTGTATTTGTTTTTTGCAAAATCTGATGGTTGGGGAACTGGTAATACAGCACCAGATCCAATTGATAATCAGGAAGCAGCATTTGATATTTATGACCAAATGATTGGTCTTAAGAAGATTCCTTCTTCCGAAATTAGAGCGGTTATTCCTAATAAAACATGGGTAAAAGACACCACGTATGACATTTATCGCCATAACTATGGTTCAATTATTAGTAGTAGTGAAAACACTGTAGATTATGTCACAGGTTTAAAAACAGAACCAGCATTATATGAAACTGATTTTTATGTTGTCACTTCAGAGTATAAAGTATATAAGTGTTTAGATAATAATAATGGCGGTCCCTCTACTGAGGAACCATCAATTACAACTGCTGCTCCATTTACACAATCAGATAATTATATCTGGAAATATATGTTTAGCGTAAATGCTAGTGATTTTGAAAAGTTTAAAAGTGATGAATATATTCCAATTCCACAAAATATAGATATCAATAATGCTATTCTACCAACTTCAAATTATGGTGGATCAATTTATAAAGTCGTAATTAAATCAGGAGGTATTAATTATACCGTAAACACTGAATATGACATCATTGGTGATGGAACTTCGGGAAAAGTTAAAATTACATCCACGGATGAATTTGGTTCCATTACAGGTCTAAAAGTTATCAATCCTGGAATTGGGTACACCTATGCTCAAATTGCTGCTACAGGAGGTTCTAATGGCATCTTAGAAGCAATTATAAGTCCTAAAGAAGGCATGGCAACTCCTGGATTGGCATTAGAGTTAGGTGCGTATAGATTAGCACTTCATTGCAAATTGGAAACTAGTGATTTTGTATTTGGTAATGATTTCAGTGTTGTCGGTGTTATCTACAATCCGGTAACACCTTATGTCACTGACACCTTAATTGGTGCTAGAAGAATGACTATCGCTACTCCTTTAGCTAATGCACCAGAAACTTATAATGATGATCTAATCTCTCAAGGATCTACAGGTGCTACTGGAAGAATTATTCACTATGAAGCGGATACACAAAATAATATATTCACAATTTACTATTATCAGGAAAATGAGGTTGCAACTGGACTTCAAAGTAATGGTTCTAGACCATTATTTGCAGAAGGCGATGTAGTTCTGATTAATTCAGAATCACATACAATTAATTCAGTTTCCGAACCTGATATCGTAAGAGGGTCCGGTGAGATCATCTACATAGATAATAGGGAAACGATTTCCCGAGCTAAAGACCAGACAGAAGATTTCAAAATTATTTTAGAGTTCTAAAGAGATGCCCCAGACAACTAATCTGAACACCCCTCCTTATTTTGAGGACTTCGACGCAACAGATAA